TCAAAGTGGGCCAGAAGTGTCTTGGGGCTCCGAGACGCTTTTCCCCACTTTGCTTTCCATCAATCGCTCAAACCTGCCACCCAGCAGCAGGATCAGGAATATCAATACAGTCGCCACCGCAATAAGCCTCCAGGCACCTAATCCGCATAAAGCGCCCATCACAGCGGAAACCCAGATTGTTGCAGCAGTGGTCAGGCCTGTCACATGACCCCGTGCATTACGAATAATGACCCCGGCACCCAAAAACCCGACCCCGGTCATGATCCCTTGCAGCACCCGGCTAACCGCATCGGCACTTGAAACACTGCCTAAATCAATCATCCCCATCACGATCAATGCAGAACTGAGGGTAACAAGAGAATGCGTGCGAACACCTGCCACCTTACGATGCAGATCACGGTTCAGCCCGATCAGCGTACCAATCACTACAGCAACAAGGGGACGGCAAATAAGATCAATGCTATCGAATTCAGTCATGGAGGCATCATGCAATGCAAATCAGGAATTAGCAACAGCGTGATGGCGGAGAGGGAGGGATTCGAACCCTCGATACGCTTGCGCGTATGCCTGATTTCGAGTCTCCCATGCAAAGCATGCACAAGGCCAGATGCGGCTTTCAGTCTATGCATAGACTGCATGATGTGTATAAAACGCATTGGTTGTGTCAAAAAAATCCGCAATTCTCCCACACTTTCCGTCACCACACTGATCACCACATCGACATATTAAACCTTAACCTGGATAAACGTGGCGTGCGCAGCATGCATGGGTGCCTTATTAAAATAAAATATTTTTTGAGAAAATTTGCCCATCGGAAAAGCGTAATATCTGTAATCAAAAATATAAAAACATGACAGAAGCCCCGAAAATACTTGCTTTCAAGAGATTTAAGAAACGTAATATTTAAGTAATTTATATGTAATTTAATTACTTATTTTTTTGTATTATTAGGCATAATTTTTTATTAAAAAAATCAGCACCTTATAAAAATATTACGTTTTACATTACATAAAATTACGTTTTTTTGTAATGTAATTTAATTATAAAAATCATATGGTTAAGTGTTAATTTTCGGATGAATTACAGATGTTACACTTTTCCGATGGTCACATATAAAACAACCTCACGATATTTGAAAAAAACCTATATGCATTAAATGCATAGGTTGTGCGCATAAATCTGCATCTCTTTCTTGATTCAATTGATATCCACGTACGCCAAGCCACGGCGCTCACATACCGGTGTTTGCACCTGCATAATTCTCGCTACAGAAAGCGGGCAGGCGTGGCGGGGTCACGAGCGCGCGCCGATGGTTGTGACCCCTACCCGCCATCCTCCGGCAGGTACCACGGCCATTGATGTCATTAGCTGTTATGCGGCGGCGCTGGCAATAAAAAAACCGCCCGAAGGCGGTTTGAGTTGAAGTGGTAAATCTATCTAGCTTGATACTTGCTTCGTGCCTTGATTAATTGATAACTCCAGCGGCTTGAACTTGATGATCTCCTCACCAGCCCATTCATTGAACTGCAGTAGCTTGGTCTGAAGTGCGTCAATCTCTGCTAGGTTAAACACTGCGAATGCTTTTTCAACGTCACCGAATCCGCCTGTATTTGATGGGATGATCCCAACCAATTGGGCAGGCGTTCTATGCATCGCCAGCTGATCATCCCTAGTGATATTCTTGATGTTGAAAAATTCATCTTTCGCGGCCACTTCACTGACAGGTATCAACTGTATACCATCTTTCTTTCCGTTCGGCGCATACATAAACAGGTTGCGGAAATTACCCGGACCTTTGGCATTCTTTAGCGCATCGCGCAAGGCATCCACATCCTCTTGCTTTTGCGCAGCATCGGTCATGTAAAGAATGAACCCTGCGTGGCTACCGTTTTTATAATAACGGCGCCTGAACAATGTAGATTCCTCATTAAGCCAGGCAGACTGCAATGCTGGTATATATTCCGGCATGCCATAGATGTCCTGATTAATATCAGGATCCATCAGGTGATATATTTTATTTTTAAACTCAAACTCATCTCTAAATGTTGTCACGTAAAAGAACGTGTCAACATTCCGTCCAACACGTACATACTTGCCAAGAGGCGCTTCGTATCTCGCTACACTACCCAGCCTATTAGGTATAGCCTCAAAGTAGCTATTGCCGAGAACCAAAAAATCCATTGTGTGTTTCGAGAATTCCAGCGTGGTCAGTTTTTTATGTGGGATGAAAGACCTCACCAACAAATTACGCTTCAGCAATATCGGTGAGCTATGGTGCACACTTGCCCGGAATGTTTTGGCCAAACCATCAAAAGATATTGGCGGCTCATAATATTTGCCAAATGGCAGCACCTCCAAATATTGCACGAGATCGCGTCTGTCCATCATCGGCACTGGATCGTCAAATGTAAACTGCACAACCGGCTCGCGCTTTATCTTGCTCATGAATAAATCTCCAAAATACTTCCCTGTGAATAATCTGTTCCGCCGGCAAGCGGCTCATTTGCTAATGCATGCATGGTTGCCCATGCGATATCAGAATGGCTGGTTTGTTTTGACCTCCCTGCAACATATGTCACAGAGGTACCGCCTGGCGTGATGGTTTTTTTTATCGCCATGAAAGCCTGCGCAAAATCAGTCCAGCCAGCATCGAACTCCAACCGACCCTTGCTGATGACATTCAAGGCCTTCATCACTAGCGCACTCTTCGATTCAACGCTGTATGAAAATTCCCGGACATTCGCAAAGAATTTTTTAACCAACTGACTAACACCATGCCCGATACCAGTGACATCAATGCCAATGTAGGTCACGTTATATCGCTCGGTAATCTTTTTGATGAAATCAGCCTGCTTCTCAAAGTCCATCCCGCCCAAACGATGTTTTTCAATCACCCGGAACTTGCCACCTGGTATTTTCGGTGGTGCCACCACCACACATCCGGCGCTGTCTCCACCATCATTGCCGAGGTTAGGGTCATATCCAACCCACACCTCTTCATACCCTAACGGCCTAACAGCAAACGGCTTGTAATCATCCCAATCTGTCCAGCTATCGACCATGCCGCGCTGCATATCAGCCAACGAAAAAACACTCAACGTGTCATCAATGAAACCGGCCATGAATAGGTTAGCGAACTCTTGAGGCCCATATTCGCGCTGCAACTGCTCAATATCGAACAGGTCACAACCGCCGGCCATCGCATCCATCACAGTTACGATCTGACGCCAGTGTCCATCAGCCCCAACCGCCCCGCCTTTAAGGGCGGCATGGCTTATATCAAAATCCGCACGATCACTAGCTGGTCTGCCCTTGTTGAAGAGTTCCCCGCTCCAATATGGATAGGCCTCATGGTTCAGGCTTGATGGGGTGCTGAAATAAGTCTGCCGCCAATGCTTGTGCGCAGCCATTCCAGAAGCCACTTTGCGCAGCTCTGTAAATTTATTGATCCAGAAAAACTCATCAATGTACAAATTGCCGTGGTAACTCTGCGCAGTCTTAGAGTTAGTACCCAGAAAATACATAGTGGCCGCATTAGGCAAAATGATAGGGTCACCCTTTAACTCAACATCTGCTGCCATTTGCGCAAACCGAATGATGTAATTTTTGAACACATGTGCCTGCGCTTTGCTGGCAGATAGAAATATCTGGTTGCGCCCTGTCTCAAGGGCATCAATAAAAGCCTCTCGCGCAAAATAGAAAGTCGCACCAATCTGGCGGCTTTTGAGGATATCGCGGATACGGTTGACCAGGCCGGAGCGGTACCATGTGCGCTGGTAATCGAACTGCTCTTCCATAAAAACCTGCACAAGTCTGGCGTGCTGCTCATCGCTGATCGGGTTTTTTTGAGGCACCCGCTTTGGCGCTTTATTGCGATTTTCTATGTTAGGGTTAAGGTCGGTTTCGCGGCCCGTCTGGTCATATTTCCTTATCCTGCTGGTGCGTTCCAGCACCCGTGCCAGCAGGTCAATTTCCTTGAAGTCCTTACCTTCTTTGTTTTCTTTCATAACCAGCTTATTCAGCCTGGCTTCGGTGGTAATCTCTGCGCGCTCAACCGGTGTCTTTTCCGCCCACTGATCCCGGCGCTTCCAGCTATGAATGGTCGCTGGCTTCTCGCCCAACACCTTGGCAATGTGCGATACCCGGTAACCTTGCCAGTACATCAGCATGGCTTCCTTGCGTGGGTCTATATCTACTATCTGGTTCATTGCGCAAGGTTACTAGCGCAAAAGTTCACAACATTCATGCGCATGTTTTTATTGTCGCGTTAAAAACAGCCCCGCGTTGATTGCAGATCACATATTCATGACCATGACCTCATTCGCAGTGCAACCATTTAAACGAGGTATCAAATGGCAGTGACAAAATTCTTTCGAATCGGCGTTGAAGGCGCTACAACAGATGGGCGAAACATCGAACGTAGTCATATCGAGGAGATGGCTGAAACGTACAACCCGAAAAAATTCGGCGCTCGAATCTGGCTGGAGCATTTGCGCGGCCTTTACCCAGGTAGCGCATTCAAGGCCTATGGTGATGTCGTCGAAGTGAAAGCCGAAGAAGTTGAGATTGATGGCGAGAAAAAACTGGCGCTATACGCCAAACTCGATGTCACTGATGATCTGGTGGCGCTGAACAAAAAACGCGAAAAAATCTATACTTCAATGGAAGTATCGCCAAATTTTGCAAAGTCTGGCAAAGCCTATCTCTCTGGCCTGGCTGTTACTGATGACCCCGCCAGCCTCGGTACCGAGATGCTGCAATTCTCTGCTGGCGCAAAAACAAATCCACTCTCAAAACGCAAGCAGGATCCTGAAAATCTGTTTACAGAAGCCATCGAGATCGAACTTGAGTTTGAAGATGAACCTAAGCCATCAGATGGACTTGGCGCAACCCTCTTAAACAAGGTCAAAGACCTGCTGGGCAAAAAAACACAGGCCGATAACGACAACTTCACCGGCATCAACGATGCAGTCACCACCGTGGCTGAAAGCCAGCGTGATCTGCTCGATCAATTCAGCGCCCTGCAAGCCAGCGTAAAAGAGGTCGCCACCATCCAGGCAGACCTGAAAACCCTGCAATCAGATTTCAACAGCCTGAAGCAAAATCTATCATCTGAAGCTGACCCAAAAAACCCAACGCGCCCATCCGCAACGGGCGGTGATGGCGTAGTGCTCACAGATTGCTAACAGCTTAAATACCGGACACATTTAAAGCACTCAAACGAGGAAAGACAAATGCGCAAAGACACACGATTAGCCTACAACGGTTACCTTGAGCAAATCGCTAAACTGAATGATGTTGTATCGGCATCTGAAAAATTCACGGTAGAACCATCCGTGCAGCAGACACTTGAAAGCAAGATGCAGGAATCCACAGGCTTCCTCGGTAAAATCAACGTGGTTGGCGTGCCAGAACAGCAAGGCGATAAGCTCGGCCTTGGTGTCGGCAGCCCGATTGCCGGCACAACCAACACAACGCTGACAGATCGCACAACGACCGATATCACTACACTGGATGAAGTCGGCTACATCTGCACGCAAACCAATTTCGATACCCACATCTCGTATTCAAAATTGGACGCCTGGGCAAAATTCAAAGACTTTCAAGAGCGCATCCGCAATGCCATCCTGACCCGCCAAGCGCTTGATCGCATCATGATCGGCTTTAACGGCACAATCCGCGCTGCCACTAGCGATAAAGGCGCCAACCCACTCTTGCAAGATGTCAATAAGGGCTGGCTGCAAAAAATCATTGAGAATGCACCAGAGCGCGTGCTTACAGCACCAACCGTCGGTGCCGGTGGTGATTTTGAAAATATTGATGCACTGGTGTTCGATATGGTCAACAGCCTCATCGAACCCTGGTATCAAGAAGATACCGAACTGGTCGCTGTAGTCGGTCGTAAATTGCTGGCCGATAAATATTTCCCTATCATCAATAGCGCAAGCAATCCTCCGACAGAACAGTTGGCAGGTCAGGTCATTATGAGCCAGAAGCGTATCGGCAACCTGCCAGCCGTGCGCGTGCCATTCTTCCCAGCCGATTCCATTATGGTGACGCGCCTGGATAACCTGAGCATTTATTTCCAGGAAGGCTCCCGCCGCCGCAACATCGTTGACAACTCAAAACGCGACCGTATCGAGAACTACGAATCATCTAACGATGCCTACGTGGTTGAAGATCATGGCCTCGCTGCGCTGGCAAAAGGCATCACCGAGCCTGAAGAAGAGTAATCATGCGCAAGCTGTCACCTGCTGCCCGCCACTACCAGCAAACCATCGCCGCCCGCTCTGCTCAAACGCAGGAGAGCGGTGATCGTGTGCGCGAAAACGCCAGCGCCTATGAACTCCAGCTCGCCCAACTGGCTGAAGATCGAAAGCGCCTCAAAAAAATCCAGTCTGAAGAGGCAAAGGCAGAGCTTAAAAAAGAGCTCATCCCTAGCTATATGGACTGGATCAATGGCGTTATCAATGGTGGCAGCACCTCGCATGAAGACATCGTACTGGTAACCATCATGATCTGGATGATCGACACGGGCGATATCAAGGCCGCTGTACCACTTGCCCGCTTCGCTATCGAGAATAGCCTAACTCTGCCAGACCAATATGTTCGCAAGCTGCCAGTAGCGGTTGCAGATGAAGTAGGCACCATCAGCCTGCGTTATCGCGAATCAAAAGGCATTGATGTCGAAAGCATAGCCGAAATCATCGACATCACAGCAGATCAGGATATGCCAGACCAGGCGCGCGCGCGACTTCACAAAGCACTTGGCCTTGGTAGCATCGACCTTGCCTCAACCTGCCTGGATGAGGTGGAAAAAGCCAAAAAACTATCTCTTGCCTTGCAGAACCTGCACCGGGCGCTGGAGTTGGACGAAAAATCCGGTGTGAAAAAAGACATTGAAAATCTTGAGCGCACCATAAAGAACCTAGCTTCACCGCCAACGGAACAATCCACTGGATCTCAATTACCAGCAACAATGCTGCAACGAGTGAAAGCGCTGTTCTCGTTTGGTGGCGAGGCTTAACCGAGCGTACCCCGCAGCTGATGGCGAAGGGTGAATCGAGTGAGTAATCCTTTCGCACTCCCTTCACCCTTCCCACCATCAATCTGGGTAAGAGGCATAAATGTCGTTTAACCAAACTGGTAGCTTAAATCAGGATCCTGAAAGCATCGAAAACGATGCTTTTTTCCCAGATATCAACCCATCATCCATGCGTGACACCATGCGCATTGATGGCACTGTCACGCCAGAACGTCTCACGCACGAATTGATTGAGGCGATGGCAAACGTCAATACCCAGCTTTCCGGCTGGAAGCAACAGCAAGTGGAATCTGGGTATGCAACCCTTGCGAGTGTGCCTGCGCCAGAAATTTCAGGTAAGAGCACGTTGGAGTACCGGTATATCAGGGCCGTTTTTTGCATCGCTGCTGCATCCATCAATGAACGCTTCAGGGCGTTTGATAGCACCAATGCCGGCAACAAAAAAGCCGAAGATAACGAACCGACCATCGACGACCTGCGCCGTGACGCTTTCTGGGCAATAGCCGACATACAGGCCAAACCTCGCACAGTGGTGGAGATGATCTGATGCAGGTCATGGCCATGCAGGGAGATACCGTTGATGCCATTTGCTACCGCTATTACGGACAGACACAAGGCATGGTTGAACAGGTGCTTGAAAGCAACCAGAACCTTGCCAGCATAGGCATCGTGTTGCCTATCGGCACGGTTGTCAATCTGCCAGATGTCGCGCCGAAAAAGCAAAATAACATGATTCAGCTGTGGGATTAAATGGATATTTACGATAAAGCCAGCGAAATCGAGCAGCGAGAACGGCAACTGGCGCTCATGGTACGCAAGCCTACCCTGCCCGCCCGAGGCACTTGTTACAACTGCGATGAACCTGTGCGGGCGGGTGCCTGCTATTGCGATGCGGATTGTCGCGAAGATCACGAAAAAAGACTGCGAGCCGGAAAAAATGCCTGAAAAAGACCCAACCACATACTCACTCATCACCTACGGATGGGTATTGCTTTTAAGCGCATGGGGCGGGCTTGTCTCGTTTTACTCAAAGGTGCGGGCCGGCACTGCCCGCGCGTGCAATGTCGTCGAGCTGATCGGCGAATTATTCACGGCAGGCTTCGCTGGCGTAATCACATTCTGGCTATGTGAAATGGCCGCGATCCATCCACTCATGACAGCTGCGCTTGTTGGCATATCAGGTCACATGGGCAGCCGGGCGATCTATCAGTTTGAGCGCTGGGCTGAAAAGAAACTACTTGGGGGAATACCAAAATGAATCTTAAATTAGGCAGCACAGGCGACCTTGTCCGTCAGCTTGAACATCTCCTGGTGATCGAGGGCTATCCATTAGCCGAAGATGGTGTGTTTGATACCGATACCGAGCAAGCGGTCAAGAGCTACCAGAAACGCATTGGACTGGTCGTGGATGGCATTGCGGGTGATAAAACAGTCGCCACCCTGCTTGTTCGCACCAAGCACCCGAAGCATCTATCTCAGCGAGATATCGTCAACGCAGCCAAAGAGCTTGATGTGCCAGTAGCATCAGTTCTGGCCGTCAACGAGGTGGAGAGTATCGGCTCTGGCTTCTTTAACGATGGTCGCCCTGCCATCTTGTTTGAACGCCACGTCATGTACAAGCGCCTTCAGGTCAACTCGGCGCAGGATCCTGATCTGCTTGCGGAAAAATACCCAAATTTGGTCAATAAAGTGCGTGGCGGTTACAAAGGAGGTTCAGCAGAATATTCACGGTTAGCATCCGCCAAGCAGATTGATGAGGTATCGGCCATCGAATCGTGCAGTTGGGGCGCGTTCCAGATCATGGGATACCACTGGCAGGTACTGGGCTATGCCAGCGCAGCTGATTTTATGGAAAAAATGAATCAGGGTGAATCCTGCCATCTTGAAGCATTCGTAAAGTTCATCCAGATTGATCCTGCACTGCACAAAGCGCTCAAGGCTAAAAAATGGGCCGACTTTGCCCGGCTATACAACGGCCCAGCCTATAAAGATAATTTCTACGACATCAAGCTGGCCCGCGCGTATGAGCGTCACGCAGAGAGCGCCACAGCATGAAGCAATACCTGATCATCGGCAGTACCATCCTCACCCTGCTTGCCACTATTGGAGGCCTCACCTTACACATCCGCGCCATCAATGCCGAGCGCAAGACCCTGCAACATGATTTCGATACCGCCAAGGCGGTAATTGCCACCCAGGTAGAAACGATCACGGCCCTGCAAGTCTCATCCCAACAGAATCAAGCGGCGCAGCGCAAATTGCGCGAGCAAGTGACCAGCACATCCGAGTTGCTCAATCAGCGAGACCAACAGGTCAAAAAACTGGAGAAAGAAAATGAAACATACCGAACATGGAGCAATAGCGATCTGCCTGCTGATGTTGTCCGGTTGCATGGGCACCCAGCCATTACAGGCGCAGAAGGTTATCAAGACTGGTTGCGCAGACGTGACACGCTGCCAGCTACCATCGAACAGCCTGAAAACCAACGGTGATCTCCGCAAGGCGCTCGATACAGCAGAGCAGGCGTGGCACGACTGTGCGGCGCAGGTCGATATGATTTATACCTGCCAGCAGGCCGCTAACCAGGCCGAAAAATGAACAAGCCTAAATCCCTGCGCGATCACCTGCAAACATCGGTGTCATCACTCAATCAGCGGCCAGATGATTTTCTGACTTTCGTTGAAAGCGGGCAGATCGTATCCACCCAGGCCCCGAACTACTCGTTTGTGTACCACTACAAGCTAGTCATCGCGGTACTTGATTACAATGCCCATGCGGACACTATCATAATCCCACTGCTGGTGTGGATCAGGGAAAATCAACCAGACCTTCTTACGGGTGAACCAGATGGCGGTATCAGCTTTGAGGCCGAAATCATCAACGCCAGCACAATAGACCTCACCATCTCACTCAACCTCACCGAGCGAGTCATTGTCAATGCTGATGAATCTGGCAATCTGGTGCCGCACCATTGCCCAGAACCTAAACTGGAGGATTTAACTGGACCGGTGGAATGGGATTTGTTTTTGAACGGAGTGCCAGCGCAACAGGTACCGTTGCCGGATTGATGATGGAACCCGATATTGACCGTATATCAGCGCCATTCATCGGGCTGACCAATAATCTGAAACCACAAGCCAGGCGAGTGCTGGCACGTGAGATCGCACGCAATCTGCGCGATAGTCAGGGCAAACGCATTGCGGCGCAGAAAAATCCGGATGGCACCGCTTATGAACCGCGAAAATCTCAAGCCAGAAGTCGCAAAGGCGCTACTCGCCGCCGCATGTTCAGCAAAATTCGTACCGCCCGGTATTTAAAAATGACATCGACAGCCAGTATTGCCAGTGTGGGCTTCACGGGAAACACCGAGCGCATCGCGCGTGTGCATCAATTTGGCCTGCGTGATCGCGTCAACGCAAAACGTGGGCTGATCGTCAAATACGCCAAGCGCGGCCTATTAGGGTTTACCGAAGAAGACCACAGCATGGTGGCCGCAAGCGTTATAAATCACCTTGGCAGGTAATGTGGGTATGTTTTCCTTGTCGTTTTAAAAACACCGCAACCACCATATTCACGCTGCATGTGGGTACATTTTTACCCCATGAATCCCGCTGATTTATCTCGCCTGATTGAAAACCTCATCCGTACCGGCACCATCGCCGAGGTGGATCATGGCGCGGCCCTTTGTCGCGTCAAAACAGGCGCAATAACCACAGCTTGGTTGCCATATTTTGAGCGCCGCGCGGGTAACACCCGCACATGGAACCCGCCAACAGAAGGCGAGCAGTGCGTTGTGCTCTCGCCCAGCGGTGAACTTGCCGCAGGCCTTGTGCTAGTTGGCCTATATTCAACTGCGCATCCTGCGCCAAGCGCAGACCCTGAAATGCACATCGTTGAATATCCGGATGGCGCAGCGATTTCCTACAACCACAGCACTGGCCAGTTGAACGCATCTGGTATTAAAAGCGCAATTGTTCAGGCTGCTGATAGCATCACCGTCGATTGTCCACAATCGACATTCACCGGCAACGTCATAGTCAATGGCCTGTTCACCTACACAAGCGGAATGGTAGGTTCCGGGGGCGAAACTACTGCACAAATCACCGGCGATGTCGTGGCAGATGGTGTCAGTCTTAAAAATCACCGCCACTCTGGTGTACAGCCAGGTGGTGGTAACACTGGTGAGCCGCTATGAGGTACGCAGGCATGAATGCATCCACAGGCCGCACCATGGATGATGGTGACCACATCCGTCAATCTATCCGCGATATCCTCACCACAAAAATAGGCACCCGACTCCAGCGCCGCGATTACGGATCGCTGCTGCCAGAGATGATTGACCAACCAGGCAACGACACCAACATGCTTCGCCTCATGGCCGCCACTGTCATGGCTATTGCTCAATGGGAACCTCGCATCTCCATCCAGCAGGTCAAGACCTACATCAACACTACAGAGCATGGCGGTATCGAGATCGACATGCAGGCAACGCGCACAGATGGTCCACAAGCTGGCACATCCACCAGTATTAGCATACCGCTGGGGTTAAAATGACAGTCGCCATCAACCTCGCTGAATTGCCTGATCCGGAGATTATCGAATCTCTGGATTACGAGACTATTGTTGCCGAAAGCAAGGCATACCTGATCAGCCTCTACCCGGATGAAGATCAGGAAGCCATCACGCGCACATTACAACTCGAATCTGAACCTCTGGTGAAATTCATCGAGCTTCAGGCATATAAAGAACTCACCCTGCGCGCACGCTACAACGATGAAGCCAAAGCGCTCATCCTTGCCAAATCAACAGGTGCCAATCTCGATCATATCGCCTTCACATATTTCCGTGGGGAAACACGACTGGTCATTACCGAGGCGGATGATGAAGCCAACCCGCCGATTGAAGAGGTGCTCGAATCCGATGATGACTTCCGAAACCGCGTAGCCCTAAAGCCGGAGAGCTACTCAACGGCAGGGCCAACGCAGGCTTATGAATACTACGCCCGAACATCATCTGGCCAGGTAAAAGATGCCAGCGCAACATCACCGGTTCCCGGCACCAGCCTCATCACCATATTATCGCGTGATGGAAACGGTACCCCATCACCCGAACTGCTGGCAGTTGTCGATGCATATCTTAGCGATGAGACCATCCGCCCACAGTGCGAAGAGGTGATTGTCGCCGCCGCAGACATTATTGAATACAGCCTGAACGTCACGCTTTACGTGTTTACAGGCCCAGATAGCTCGATGGTCGAAGAAAACGCGAATAACGCCCTGCTTGCCTATACATCATCTGCCCACAAGCTAGGGTTTAACGTGAGCCACTCCGCGCTGGATAAAGCCGCACACCAGTCAGGTGTCCAGCATGTAGATGTTGAAGTTGTCGGTGCAGTGGAAATTGATGATCAGGTGGTCGTGACAAAACTACAGGCGGCCTACTGCACCAACATCGACATCACGGTTGTGGAGGTCACATCATGAGCCTACTACCCCGCAACACTACAGAACTGGAACGTGCTGTTGAAAAAAATATACTGAAATTCGAGCACGCAGCGCTAGTCCCATCAATCTGGAATTCCGACACATGCCCCGCTGGCATGCTCCCATGGCTTGCATGGGCAGTATCAGTCGATCAGTGGGATCCTATCTGGAGTGATGAAAGAAAACGTGCCGCCATTGATGAGTCTATTGATATTCACGAGCATAAAGCCACACCTTCAGCCATTAAACGCATCCTCGGAATTCACGGCCACGCAGACGCCATTTACATAGAGCGTGCCGGGTATTTCAAATATGACGGCAAGGCGAAATATAACGGTCATAAACGCTACGGCGGCCCCACCATGTGGGCGACATTCAAAATCATTTTGCAACGCCCTATCAGCATCAAAAATGCACAATCGCTTGCGCAAGCCATCGGCACAGTTAAACGCAACTGCTGTCATTTAATCGCGCTGGATTACCGAGAAGCAGCTTGGCGATATGACGGATCAATTAAATACAACGGAACGTACACATACGGTGTCGTGGGACTTTAAAAAGGCAAATCATGGCTAATCTACCAGAGATAGAAGAGTACACAGAAGGCATTTACCAGATCGAGCAAACAGATGATGCACTTGGCGGAGAAGGTGAAGCGGCGATTGCTAACCGGCAGGCAAAACAACTCGCAAATAGAACAAACTGGCTTAAATCTGCCTTAGATACCATATCGGCCATATTCGCAGCGCATACCACAATAGACCCTGATCCTCACGAGATGTATCTGCTGGAGTCAGAGATTCAGGATTTAATTGATGATGCATTGAGTGATTTAACTCAGCAACCACTCGCTGCAATCAGCGGCTCATTCCGTAACCTTAAAGGGTCTGCACCTGGTACATCTGCTGTCGTCAGCTATACGATTGATGAATTAATTACAGGTGACGGCGCTGGGAATTACCTGTCCACGCGCAACTGGAACGGTACTATTAATATGACTGTCGCAGGCGCTGGCGGTCTTGATACAGGAGTTGTCGCGGCATCAACCTGGTATCACGCCTACGCGATTACGAAAGACGATGGCACCAAAGCACTGGTTGCATCGCTCTCTGCCACAGCGCCAGCTCTCCCTGTGGGCTACACTAAATTTGCCCGCATCGGTGCCATCCGCACAGATTCTACTGCGAATAAATACCCGCTCTCATTCGTTCAGAGCAACCGCCGAACACAATACAAGACAGTAGCAGGATCTAACGTCACGCAGCTGCCAGTTCTGGCGAATGGCGTGACCGGTGGCGCGTGGGTAGCATCCAGCGTATCCAGCATCGTGCCGCCGACCGCCAAATCTGTGCAAGGTATCTCGACTGGCGCTGGTGGTTCCGGTGGCGCAGCCGTCGCCCCTAATGGCAATTACGCAACAACATATGGTGCAACCCATGTGAATGCGCCTATTGCGGCAATTGGGGGGACTTCGACGGGGCAATCTGAGTATTTTGATCTGCTACTCGAATCGACGAATATTTATTACCAGGGCGTCGGTGCAAATTCAGGCGTAACTATTTTGGGATGGGAGGAATAGCACATGGAAGGTTTTGCAATATCGCAAAATGGCGCGTGGCGTCGAGTTGATTCAGATGAGGATTTAAACGATGGCGAGGTGTTTAGTAGCTATCAGCCCGATGAGGTGTCTGCTGGCTTTAAAACACAATTCACAAGTCTGGAATTCCTCGACCGCTTTAGCGATCAAGAGCAACTCGCAGTGGTTGCGGCAACTATGACATCAGCACCAGTCAAGCTGTGGTATGACCGTCTGCTTGCGGCTAGCTTTATTGATCTCGCCGACCCATGCACCGAGGCCGGGATTGATGCACTGATTGCTGCTGGTTTAATTGATGCAGATCGTAAGCAGGCGCTGCTAGCAGCAGAGCAGTTATGATTCGGTTTGTCATCAAGTCAGTTTGGCTGCTTGCCCTCCGCCTAGTATTGGCGATGCTCGGCATTTTTATGGTCGCCATCGCACTGCCCTGGAGCTATGAAGTGCCAGGCACAAGAAAAGCTAATGGCTGGTACCTGCGTAGCCTGCCTCGCTGGACATGGTTATGGGGCAATGATAGGGACGGCGCAGAGGGCGATGACTCGCGCCGTTGGCTTGATCGTGATGCTGTTTTTTCTAGTAAATGGCCTGGCTATGAATGGTTAAACCGCTGGTGGTGGTTGGCTGTGCGCAACCCGGTAAACAACGCCACACGCACATGGTCGCTGTTCAGCATTGACCTGCAGCAGGTCAAGGTTTGGGAGTGGTGCGGCCAGTATGAAGTGCGCGACAAGATCAGTTACGAGGGCTGGCAATTCGTTCAGGCCAGCTATCGGTACACCAGTCACTATGAGTATCAAGGCATCTACTACGTGCGGCGCTGGGGTAATACCACCAAAGCGCTGGTGATTCAGATCGGGTTCAAGCTGTATCCGCGTGAACTTGAGAATCCGCCAGCCGATGAAGGTCGTGTGAGTTTCACTTTCGAGATCGCACCATTTAAAGATATTTCTTAAATTAAGACGGGCGACCTGGTCAGTGCGGGAACACTGATCAAGCCGTTCGGCACGCAGCCGGAGCTGCATGCTTCACCGAAGACCCGCCACCATGACGTCACGGCGGGCGAATTGTATCACGGGAGAACCATGCAAGAGATTCGCTGCGGCAACTGCCGTAAAAAGTTAGGCGCTGGCCAGTATAGCCAGCTTGAAATAAAGTGTCCTCGATGTGGCACTCTGAATTATCTGAAGGCCGAGAGCCTCCCACATGATCGCCCTGGAGCGACTGTAAAAGGAAGCTCTCATGCAGGCACTACCAGTAATACCCTGGCTCGGCGGAAAACGCCGTCTGGCCGATAAGTTAATACCGCTCTTTCCACAACATGAATGTTACGTAGAAGTTTTCTGTGGCGGCGCAGCGCTGTATTTTCTGAAGCGTCCGTCATCCGTAGAAGTACTCAACGATATCAATGGCGACCTGGTGAGCCTTTATCGTGTTCTCACTCACCACCTAGAGGAGTTCGTCCGCCAGTTCAAGTGGGCGATCAGCTCCCGCCAGGTGTTTGAATGGGCCAAGATGACTAGGCCGGAAACTCTGACTGACATACAGCGCGCAGCCAGGTTCTACTATCTTCAGCACCACGCATTCGGTGGCAAGGTCGACGGCCAGAATTATGGCACAGCGACCACTGCGCCGATGATTAACCTGCTGCGGATTGAAGAGAGTCTGTCTGCGGCACATCTAAGACTTAGTCAGGGCACGAATGTGGAGAACCTGCATTGGCTTGCCTGTATGCAGCGCTATGATAGAGCGCATTCATTCTTCTACTGCGATCCACCATATTGGGAGACTGAAGGCTACGGCGTTGAGTTTGATTATCAGCAGTATGTCGACATGGCCAACTTCATGCGTACGTGCAAGGGGAAGGTAATGGTATCGATCAATGATCACAAAGCAATTCGTGAAGCGTATGAGGGTTTAACCATCATAGATGGCGAGCAACTCGGTATCAGGTACAGCGTTGGGAATATGCACGGTGATCCGGAGACCAGCAGGGAGCTGGTGATCACCAATTTTGATCCACTGAAGGCGGGAGGATTATTTGGTTAAAAGATCATGAGCAGTTTTGAATCCAACCCATTTTCCGTTAAGGTCTAGGCCGCAATTTGCTACATGTTTACGGGCCAGATCATTGAGATCAATCTGGCCGTTTGCGGCGGCCAGGATTAAGTTGAAATCCAAAATAGAGATGCTGGCCTGATCTTCGGTTAAATTGATTTTAGACATTGATATCTCCTAAGCGATGTCCTAGTAACGCTCTTGTGGATACAGAAGTCAATATGTTTTTCTTGTCGTTTTAAAAACACCCTTTAATCGCGCCAAAAATCAAAAGTAGGCATGCTGGTTTCCAACGGAAATCCCACTGGAGACAGCAGCATGCCTGAAGATTATCATCACGGTGTTCGGGTCGTTGAGATCAACGAAGGCACCCGCCCGATTCGCACTATTCAAACAGCCGTTTTCGGCATGGTCTGCACAGCTTCAGATGCAGATGAAGATGTCTTTCCACTAGACACACCAGTTCTTGTCACAAATATCCAGTCCGCCATTGGTAACGCCGGTGAGTTGGGTTCCCTTGCTAAATCCCTGGATGACATTGTGGATCAATCCAACGCTATGGGCGTGGTCGTGCGTGTGGCTGATGGTGAAGGTGAAGATGATGCCGCAAAACTAGCAGACCAAAATACCAAAATCATCGGCACGACTGTCGGCGGTCAATATACTGGCATGAAGGCGCTGCTTGCAGCCAAGACACAGCTAGGCATCACGCCACGCATTCTGGGCGTACCCTACCATGACACACTGCCAGTTGCCACAGAGCTGGTCTCGGTCGCGCAAAAACTGCGGGCATTCGCGTACCTGCATGCAAATGGGGCCGAAACCAAAGAGGCCGCTGTTGCCTACCGTGAGAACTTCTCGCAGCGGGAGGCCATGGTGATTTGGCCAGAGTTCAAGACCTGGCAGAATTCAGCATCCGTCAACTCATCGCCTATCGGTCGCGCCCTTGGTTTACGTGCCAAGTTGGATAATGAAGTCGGATGGCATAAAACTATTTCCAACGTGGGTGTGAATGGCGTCATTGGGTTGAGCAAGGATATTTATTTCGACCTGCAAAGCACCGCTACCGATGCCGATTACCTCAACGCAGCCGATGTTACCACGATCATCAACGAAGACGGCTACCGTTTCTGGGGTTCCCGCACATGTTCGGATGATCCGCTATTCGCTTTTGAAAACTACACCCGCACAGCACAGGTGCTGGCTGATACTTTTGGGCTGGCGCATATGTGGGCGGTGGATAAGCCACTCAATCCCAGCCTGGCAAAAGACATTATCGAGGGGATCAATGCCAAATTCCGCGAACTCAAGGCACTTGGTCTCATTATTGATGGTCAGGCATGGTTCGACCCAGAACCTAACACTCCAGAATCGCTCAAGTCCGGCAAGCTATATCTAGACTACGATTACACACCTGTGCCGCCACTTGAGAATTTGCTGTTCCGCCAGCGCATCACAGATCGCTACCTGGTGGATTTTGCTTCCCGGATTGCAGCTTAATTAAGGATTAAACACCATGGCATTGCCAAGCGTACTTAAAAATTTCAACATCTTCAACGATGCCAACAGCATGCAAGGCATCGCAGATGAAATCGTATTGCCTAAGCTCACAGTCAAGGTCGAAGAGTGGCGCGGTGGTGGCATGAACGGCCCCATTGATATCGACCTCGGCACCGAAAAAATGGAGTTGGAGCACACGCTTAAAGGCTTCAGCAAGTTGCCATATACCCAGTTCGGCAACGTGCCGTCATCGCAGACCCTGCTGCGCTTTAATGGCGCATACCAGGAAGACATCACCTGCGCCGTGCAGGCTGTGCAGATCGTAGTACGCGGTCGCCACACCGAGATCGACGGCGGCAATGCCAAAGCCAGCGAGGCTGGCTCAACCAAGGTTAAATCTACCCTGACATACTACAAGCTCACGATTGACAATGAAGACATCATCGAGATCGATCTACTTAATTTCGTGTACATCGTGAACGGTAAAGATCAGCTTGAGGCACAGCGCACAGCCATTGGTCTATAGCATACTTGAGCGAGTGGGCGATGCGCGGATGTTAAAAATCCCCGCATTCGCGGGGCTGCTTATAGCATACCCAGAGCGATGGGCGCGGTGAGCCTCTCTCCATTAAAGGTCTGACAGAACCTAAAGAACCGGGCTGGCGTGGCAGTCAAATATCCGTCACCACGCAAATCTCACGGGCGATACGCCCGTTTTTAACACTGAAAGGAACCCATCATCATGACCGCACCAGATATCACCATCACGCTTGATGAGCCGATCAAGCGGGGCAACAATGAAATTAAGTCATTCTCGTTGCGAAAACCAAGCGCTGGCGAGCTGCGTGGTGTATCCCTGACTGATCTGTTGCAGATGGATGTCACAGCCCTGATCACAGTCGTGCCACGCATCAGCACACCCACGCTTACGGGGCATGAAGTCGGCGCAATGGATCCTGCCGACCTGTTCAAAGTTGGTCAGGAGGTGTCCACTTTTTTGTTATCGAAAGCAACCAGGCATCTGGTATCACAGATCGAGTAGAAGACATGATGGCCAATATTGCCGTCATCTTTCACTTTTCGCTGGCAGACATGCAGCAATTAAGCCTGGTGGAGCTTGCGGAGTGGCATGAACGTGCGGTTGATCGCACTGGTAAAGATGATTAAAAGGATCCTGAAATGGCTGTGACCGATAAAATGCGACTTGAGGTGTTGCTAGCAACAATAGATAAAGCGACCGCGCCACTCAAAGCCATTACAGCAGGATCAAACAATACAGCCAAGGCACTCAAGGCCGCCCGTGACAACCTGCGCAGCTTGAATCAACAGCAAGGCCAGGTTGATGCATTCCGCAAGTTGTCGGCAGATGCAGCCATCACCGCCAACCAGTTAAAAGCCACACAAACCCGCATCGCAGAGCTCACCCGCGAGATCAAGGCAACGGATACGCCTACAAAGGCAATGGTCAAGGAACTGGCCAGCCTCAAGCGCGAAGGTGCTCAACTTAAAGATCGCCACACTGAACTGATCCAGAAGCAACAACAACTGCGCGTGTCGATGAATGAGAACGGCATCAGCACCAGTAAACTTAATGCCTTTCAAAAAACGCTCAAGACAGATATGGCAGCAGCCACTGTCGAGGTAAAAAAACAGACTGCAGCGCTTGAGCAGCACAACAAACGCCAGCAAGCTATCAGCGCGGCAAAGGCGCAGTATCACAAAGGTATAGAGCTACGCAACCAGTTAGCCGGTGCTGGTGTCGCCACCGGTGCGGCTGGTGTCGCCATCGGCGCGCCTGTAATGCAGGCTGTTAAAAACTACCGTGAATTTGAAACTGCCATGCTGGGCGTTGCCCGGCAGGTACAGGGTGCACGTGATGATACTGGCCAACTGACCCCACTCTATTACGAAATGGGAGAGGCCGTAAAAGCACTGTCAGAGCGCTTGCCCCTCACCGCTATTGAATTCGCCCAGATTGTTGAAGGCGCAGCACGCATGGGTATTCAGGGTAAAGATAACCTGCTCTCTTTCGCAGAGGCCGCAGCGATCATGGCGGATGCCTTCGAGTTACCAGTTGACCAGCTATCTGAAGACATGGGCCAAATCGCCAATCTGTACAAGATACCCATCAAGGATATCCGCGAACTGGGCGATACCGTCAACTGGCTGGATGATAATGCCCTGTCAAAAGGTGGCGATATCATTGATGTCATGAAGCGCATTGCAGGGCAGGCAGATATGGTCGGCATGAGCTATAAAGATGCTGCCGCCCTCGGTAGCACGTTCCTTTCTCTGGGAGCAGGTTCAGAGGTTGCGGCAACCGCGTCGAATGCCATGATGGCCCGGCTGGCAAACGCCCCTATCCTCTCCACTGCCAAGAGATATCGAGAAGGCCTGGCAATGCTCAACCTTGAGGCTGGCAAGCTGCAAAAGAACATGGCCAGCAATGCCACAGGTACTATTCTTGAGGTACTGGATAAGATACGTGCACTGCCAAAAGAAAAGCAGCTTGAAGCCGCCACACGGCTGTTCGGTGTTGAGTACGGGGATGATGCCTCAAAGCTGGCAGCTAACCTGGATGAATACCGCCGACAATTGAAACTGGTGAATGATGAACAAGCGCGTGGATCAATGCAGCGTGAATCAGATGCTAGAAACGCAAGTCAGGCAGCACAGGAATCTATGGCGCTGGAAGCCATTAAAAATAATATGATTGAGATTGGCAAGATACTGCGCCCGGTTTATATCGAAATCCTGCAAGGCATCAAGTCTGTGGCACAAGCCACAAGGGAGTGGATGCAAGAGCACCCAATCCTTACATCCTACATCGTCAAGGGTGCCGCAGCACTGGCCATCATGCTGGTAGGTATTGGTGGCCTCATGACAGCCATCGCCGCCATTATGGGGCCGATGTTGTTATTCCGTATGGGCTTGCAGATCGCAAGCGCTAATGGTCTGGGCATGGCCTCATCCGTGCTTAAAATGAATAGTGCTTTCGGTGTGCTGGGTGGCGGAGTGATGAAGCTCTTGGGGCCACTTGCCAAGATATGGGCAGCCTGGGAAATAGGCTACGCCATCGGCACAAAACTCAACAATCTGCTGGATGATTTTTTTACCAAGATTAATGGCGGAAAGGCATATTCTCTGGGTTCTTGGGTTTATGACGTTACTCATAACGAAGGTACGCGCACCAGTGATCGGACAGGTGGGCATGCCGGGCGTTTTAAAAAATCGACACCAATTATGGCCGGTGCTGGCGCAGGATCCTCCAGCCAGACCATTCATGCACCGATCACCGTGAATGCGGCACCTGGTATGGATGAACAGGCTCTGGCAAAAGCAGTGTCAAAAGAAGTCGAAGCCACACATCGGCGCGGCCTGGCACGTGGCCGATCCAGGTTAAGTGATAGGGATTAACCATTATGATGTTGGCTTTAGGTTTTTTCGTTTTCCAGCTTGATACAGTGCCATATCAGGAGTTTCAGCATAGCATCCGCTGGCGGCACGCCTCAACTTCCCGGGTCGGCAAGCGTCCTGCCCGGCAATTTCTCGGGCCAGATGATGAAGTGATCACCCTGCGCGGCAAGCTACTGCCGGAGATCACCGGCGGGGCAAAATCGCTAGACCTGTTGCGCTACATGGGAGATAGCGGAGAATCATGGAGCCTAGTAGAAGGAACTGGCCGCGTATATGGTTTTTTTACTATCGAATCCATGGAGATCACCAAGGACCATTTTTTCAAAGATGGTGCCGCTCGCCGTTATGACTTCAGCATCAGCCTGGCCAGAACCGGCGATGATGATCTGCACAACATCGGCGCAATCACCAATACCCTTCGTGACTTGATATTCTGATGGCAGAGCACCCACACCCCATATTTAAATTGGTGCAAGATGGCAACAACATCACCAGCAGGCTGGCTGATCGCCTTGAATCGCTCACGATCACAGATAACCGTGGGTTAGAAGCTGATCAGTTAGAAGTCACACTGGTAGATGATGACGGCCTGCTTGATATCCCCATGCGCGGTGTACAGCTTTCAGTATCCATTGGCTGGCGTGATACTGGCCTGGTTGAAAAAGGCACCTACACCGTGGATGAAGTGGAACATTCCGGAGCGCCTGATCGCCTCACCATCCGCGCGCGCAGTGCTGACTTGCGGGCAGGCCTCACCCAGCAAAAAGAGCGCAGCTGGCATGGATTGCGCGTAGGTGACATTGTGCGCAAGGTGGCAAAAGAGAATAACCTGAAGGCTATCATTGCTGACCCGTTCAACCTCAAAAGCATTGTCCATATTGATCAAACCAACGAATCGGATATCAGCTTTCTAACCCGCATCGCACGCATGTTCGATGCCCTTGTCAACGTCAAGAATGGCAACCTGCTATTTATGACAAATGGCGAAGGCTTGAGCGCCACAGGTAAATCGCTCACTGGCGTAACCATTACGCGGGCCGATGGTGATAGCCACCGTTTTAGCGTGGCTGATCGAGATGGTGCAACAGCAGTCAAGGCGCTTTATCAAGATACCGCCACTGCAAAAAAAGGCGAAATCATCATTGATGAAAGCAATCTCAATGGCGCACCACAGGCTGAAGAGGTGCCAGATACCACCACCGCAACCAGCACAGAAAAAGTGTTCACTATCAGCAAACAGTACGGTAGCAAGTCATCTGCAACTCGCGCAGCTCGGGAAAAATTCCGCGCGCTGCAAAAAAGCGGTAAGAAATATACGGCTGTTCTGGCAAAATATAAAGAATCTGGTACCGGCAATACGCTGGAAGTTCGTGTCGATGAAACCAATCTGAACAAGCCATCGAAAAAAGAAATCAAGGAAGACTACGCACCACCGACCCTGCAAGCCAGTGCTGACAACATGAAGGTACTGCGACACATATACGCTAATCGGCAAAATGCCATTCGTGCCGCAAAATCAGAATTCCGGCGCATGCGGCGCGGGGTTGCCACCTTCAGTATCAACTTAGCATTAGGACGTCCTGACATTACCGCCGAGATGCCGCTCACCGTCAGCGGCTTCAAACCCGCGATTGATAGCACTAAATGGGTTGTTGCCCGTATAGTCCATAGCCTGACATCTACCAGCCTCACCAGCTCTCTTGATGCTGAAATGAAGATTGAGGAATTGGCAGCAGTGGGAGAAAGGTGATCGTGAAATGGATCCGGCTTTTTTTGAGCTATTTGAAATAAAAGCGGCATCAAAAACTTAACGCTATACGCGCCCGCAGAATCGCGGCGAGAGACTACGTTTTGAATCATCTTTGCAATATTCAGCAACCATATCTCTACCCAGCCGCCGGATCTGGATATCATCCGGTATCTCCATCAAGTCAAACGTGGTCATGTTATCCCATTTGGCCTGCTTTAATTTGTCCCGACTGTAAAACACCTTCATCCCGGTAGTATCTCCAGCGTTGCCAAGGTTGTCTCGCGTGGGTACACGCACCATAAAAACGATCTGCTTGTAATCACGGTTATGGCTGGCCTCTGGTAACCGCTTTAATATATTTTCGGCATCAGTAAAAAATGCCCATACCCAGTACTCCCCGCTGGCAACAGTCTGGTTTAAATGCGTAATCACCAAAGTATCTTCCATCTCTCTCACCTCAACAACATCTGGTGCCAAGAACTTGATGCGTTCGGTCAGTGAGCCTTCAGGCATCGCAGCCTTATCTTCCCCTGGCACGAAACAAATCAGCGAGATCAACACAGCCACAACAGCTGAAGCAACACGAATACCTTTTGTGGGCAACTCATCTTTTAAAAAAACTGGGACTTTAATAATTGCGATTGCATAGACCACAAAAATAATACCGAGAATAATTGCCACAAATCCCCTACTTTCCGTCTTTAATAAACCGTGCAAGCGACAGCAGCGCTTGCTTCCCATTTTCGCTCGCCTTGGCATACACATCTGCCAGCTCTTCAAGTTCAGTGCGATGGTAAGGCGCGAGATCTTGTTGCATCTCAGCACCAACTCGTGACCCTGTCATGATGTAAGTGATGTCACCGCCTTCTTTCAGCAACACAAAAAGCACATCCACTCCTGGATATGTTTTTCCGCTTTCATAATTGCCCCACATCTTGCGGCTAAGGCCGCATTTATCGGCGATTTGCTCTTGAGAAAATCCCAGCCTCTTACGCTCTTCAACCAAACGGGCAAAAAAATTCCCATCATTTGTTGACATTGGTAAATATATTTCCCATAATGCGCTCATTGTGTAACTAATTGACAGTGTATATACCATGCAACAGCGGCGCAAACGAAACCAGAATGGGTGTGGCAACAGCAAGCAGATCGCATTGCGCATGCCGCAACATGAGATGCAACGGCACGAACAGATATGTGCCGAAAAGAAAATGACACGCGCAACGCTGGCTTATCTGGCATATAAGGCTGGTCTCCCTTTAGTTATTAAAAATCAATCGAATCCTGCCGCCTCCTTAAACACTGGCAGGCCTCAAGGTTCCGACACCCTCCCCGATGCCGGAACCTCTTTTTATTCCCACGCGCTGAAAACAGCATAACCATGTCGGCGCAAAAAAACATGAGAGATAAATCTCAAAGAACCCTGATAGCGATCATCGCCGATGCCATCGTAGAGTGGAAAGACAGATCAGGCTGGAGCCGTGAAACGGTCGCAGACAACATCATTGAGAACTATTTTTCGCATTTTCCAGATGCGGCCTCACGGCCTGACATGGGGCTGCCCGGCATTGCATTTTTGCCTCCCAAGCATGGCGATACCTACACGCGTATGCACAGCAATGCAAACAAGCTGTTCCGCTGGCTGGATGAACTCACCAAAGACAAAGGCCTGTTGCCTGCAAATTTCATCCCGGTGCTTATCTCTTCACTTCCCGGTGATCTCCGATTAAAAACCGTCAACGCCATCCTTAGCATGTATGCCATCAACATGACAGCAAAGCCTATGGCATCTGGTAAGCATCAGGACACACTGGCAATGCTGGAAGCCACACTGCAAGACACCAGCGAGGCCAGCAAGTCCATCGCGGCCTTGCTTGATGGTATTGATCCTGGGGAGCTTGAGCACGCATTGCACATGCTCACCAACGCCATCAGCACCTTAAATGCTGGCAAGCACTTCGTTGAGAGTTTAATGATTGGAGGTAATCATGCCAGATGATGATCATGCGCGTATTAAAAAACGTGTAGTCGCCAATCCATGCCCGCACTGCGGCTCAAAATCAAGAGTAGCAGCGAGCCGCATGATGTCTCCGTTGTCACGAGAATCCTATCATCAATGCCTCAATGTCGAGTGTGGTCATACATGGCGCTCGATCATGTCAGCGGTGATGACTATCGTGCCAAGTCGGACTCCAAACCCTGAAGTGCATATCCCGTTATCTGAAAAGGTACGCCCCATGACAGATGCTGCATTACCAGAACCAGCTGGCTAGTACCTAGCCGCCTCCCTTTTTAGCAGTCACCCCAACACCCTGATTTCAGGGTGATAAGGACTTTTTTTGCCCAATTTTTTGAAATTTTAGAGATGAACCCAAGCCTGCACCATGACGTAACTCAACGTATTTTAAGAGATTACGAATTCAAGACCTCCAACCAGACATGGTTGCGCGGTGGTCGCTGCCCATCGTGCGGGCATAAAGAATTATTCACCAACGCAAAAGAGCCTTGGGTACTGAAATGCGGGCGTCTGAATAAATGCGGCGCAGAGCTACACATCAAAGATATCTATGACGACCTGTTCAGCAATTGGAGTGATCGCTACGAATCCACGCCAAAAGACCCTAACGCAGCAGCAGATGCCTACATGCGAGAGGCTCGCGGATTTGATCTGGCCCTCATAAAAGGCTGGTACTCGCAAGAAAGTTACTACGATAAAAACACCAGCCAGGGCAGTGCCACCGTTCGTTTTGAACTGCCTGGTGTCGGTTACTGGGAACGCATTATTGATCGCCCACAGCGCTTTGGTAAGCGCAAGGCGAATTTCAAGGGTGAATACGCCGGAAAAGTCTGGGAGATACCGGGCGTTGATTATGTCAACGCCAAGGAAATCTGGATCGTAGAAGGTATTTTCGATGCCATCGCACACCATCATCACGGTGTTGTCGCCGTCTCCGCTATGTCTTGCAATAACAACTGCTGGGTATGGTTAAAACGGCTGGCCGAAGAGTGCGAAAAAGCCGGAGTAGAGCGTCCAAGGCTGATCTGGGCGTTTGATGATGGCCCTGCCGGTAACAATTTCACCAAGAAACACGTGCAGACTTCCCGCGATAACGGCTGGCAGGCCAGCGCCGCTTTTATCCGCAATCGCAATGGGAAAAAAATGGACTGGAACGAGCTGCACCAGTTCAACAAGTTCGATGATGCAGCGCTCGATCTTGCCCGTTACAACGGTGCGCTATTACTGGCAAAAACGGCCAGCGACAAAGCTTTGCTGATCTACAACAGAGAGAACAAGACGCGCTTCTGGTTCGGGTTTGATAACCGCATGTATTGGTTTGACCTCGACCTGGACAAATTCAACAAAGCCGCTAACGCCATCGAAGAGCAGATGGAACGTGATGGTGAGCCGTTAAGCAAGGAAGATATACGTCAACGCGCACTATCAGAAGCAAAGACTGTATTTGAAATTGCCAATTGCTATTTCACGGCACTTTACTACCAGGCCAACGAAGTCACCGATGAATCCTGGTATTACCTCCGCGTGGATTTCCCACACGATGGTGCCAGCATCAAGAACACGTTTGCCGGTGGGCAGCTCACAAAAGCCGCCACATTCAAAGACCGCCTCATTTCCATAGCGCCAGGTGCGATTTTTAGCGGCAACAGCATCCATTTAAGTTCCATCATCGAGCAGCAGCTATTCAACATCAAGACGGTGCAGACCATCACCTATGTCGGCTACACCATCGAACACGGCACCTATGTGTTCAACGATGTTGCCGTCAAAGATGGCCGTGTGTACGAGTTGAATGAGGAAGATTTTTTCGATATCGGCAAGCTATCCATTAAAAGCCTCATGCGCGGTATCGACATCGAAATCAACAGTGACCTCAAGGATTTCCATACCGACTGGATCACCACCTTGTGGGAGTGCTACAAGGAAAAAGGCATCGTGGTGCTGGCTTTCTGGCTAGGCTCACTCTTTGCCGAACAGTTGCGCGCCGAATATAAATCATTTCCTTTTCTGGAATTTGTCGGTGACCCAGGGTCAGGGAAATCGACACTTATTGAATTCCTCTGGAAGCTGCTAGGCCGTAACGGATATGAAGGGTTCGATCCATCAAAATCCAGTGCCGCAGCACGGGCGCGTAACTTCTCCCAGGTTGCCAACATGCCAGTTGTGCTCATCGAAGGTGACCGGGCAGAAGATAAAGCCCATGCCAAACAGTTCGATTTCAACGAGTTAAAGCCCCTTTATGACGGCCGCAGCATCTACTCTCGCGGTGTAAAAAACAGCGGAAACGATACCTATGAACCACCTTTCCGGGGATCCGTAGTCATCAGCCAAAATGCCGATGTCGCAGCCGATACTGCGGTGCTGCAACGTATCGTACAGATCAAGCACGATACCTCTACCCACACCCCGTCCACCAAGAAGCTGGCAGACAGCCTCAAACGCATGAAGTCGCGCAACCTTTCTGGTTTTGCGATCAAGGCCATGACCAAAGAGCAGCAGATCATGGAACGCTTTCGTGCCAGGTTCGCCGAATATGAACCGAAGCTGCAACAGATCGACGACATTAAATCACTCCGGATCGTTGAAAACCACGCCCAGATCATGGCGCTCGTAGATTGCCTGCCTCTGGTGGTGAATATCAATGAGGGTTGGCTCGATAAAACCAATGACGAACTTGTCGAGATGGCGATCAAGCGCCAGCACGCCACCAATGAGGATCACCCGATTGTGCAGGAGTTCTGGGATATCTATGAATTCTTGAATGGTGATGATCTTGCCCCACGCCTTAACCATAGTCGTGATCCTGATTACATCGCTATAAACCTCAACCACTTTGTGCAAGTGGCATCCGACAAACGCCAGCAGGTACCCAACCTGGCTGACCTCAAAAAACACCTCAAAAGCAGTCGCAAACGCAAGTTTGTTGAGGCTGGTGCAGTCGTTAATAGCGCGATTAACGAACGCTTCAATGAAGACCGCGCACCCTCGGTGGACAAACGCCCTGAATCCGTCCGCTGCTGGAAATTTGAAAACCTGAAAGGAGCTAGAAAGTGAGCAATTCAAAACTGGAAGTGTTACGCCTCATCACCGCATCAACATCAGTGCTTGCGCTGGTCAATAACGGTGACATCTTCAATATCCATGGAAATGATGGTTCACGTAACCGCTGCGTGGAAGCGTTCGACCAACTGCAGATCGCAGCAGATCAAGCGGTCAAGGCGCTGCCATCCGCTGTCAGCCCGTTCCTGCGCTACCGCGTGGAAGTCATTGCAGAAACCACACAAGGCCAGATATTGCGCGGCATTGTCCTGCATATGGCTGGTGATGATGAGTACCTCCACATCAACCTGCTGAAGACCTTTGCCACACTGAACACACACTATGCAGCAATTGCCATGGAAATGCTCAACGACTTCATGCGCGATCCGTATGACGAATACCTCATCAAGTTGCGCGATGAGATTTACCAGAGTATGGCCAGCCTGCCGATGGCTGCATAAGGCACGGCGATGATCTCCCGCCTGGTCGCAACACCAAGCACGGATGAGTTGAAAGCCGCTTTCCATCGCACGCACCTCTCAAGGCTGGGGTACAGCTTTGATAAAGCCATGGAAAGCGAGATGTTCAAAAAGGTACTCACCGACATCGTTATCGCCACAAAACTGAATAAACACAAACAGCGCGCCCCTGCACCTATGCAGCAAGCGCTGATATGAAAGGATAAAAATGAGTATCTCAAATCATAAATATGTAGACATGCCGATTGATAGAGCAATATTGCGCATAGCTTCATATATCAACCACCAAAATGACATTGAGGCTGTTGATATCAGCACAAAATCAAATTTTTCTATCTATTGCCAAGGTTTCAATTTTATGGCTCCAGTCGAACTGGACCAGCTCGTGGCAATGAAAGAACTTATCGAAAAAGCCATCCAGCAACGCAAGGAGGTTGATGCCGCCTTGGACGAATTGCCAGTCAGCGAGGTGGCAGCATGATGCGCCCAGACATCCTGCAATACAGTGGGCATTACTTCGATTTCACCACTGGTAGAAATTACATAGATATTTTCACCATAGCAAAAGCACTATCGAAGATATGCCGTTTTGGTGGCCACACAAAATACTTCTACAGCGTTGCCCAGCACTCGGTAGCTGTCAGCCTTATCGTGCCACCGGAAGATGCTATGTGGGGTTTGCTTCACGATGCTCACGAGGCATTCGTTGGTGATATACCAAGCCCGTTGAAACAACTACTGCCAGACTTCGTAGCACTCGAAAAACGCATTGAAAGTGAGGTGCTCGCCTACTTTGGGTTGACTGGCAAAAAGCCTGCATCCGTTAAGAATGCAGACCTTGTCATGCTCGCAACAGAACAACGTGACCTCATGCCTCCACATGATGATCAATGGGCTGATATCGCGTTAATAAAACCATTGAAATACCGGATTGGCCCGCTTGAACATGAGCAGGCGTTCGATCTCTTCATTCGCAGGTTCCACGAGATAACCTTTGGATCTCCACTAGGAGTGCAATCATGATGCATACCGATATCATCAATGCAATCTTCGAGCTGCTTGCCGCACTCTTCATCCTGAACCATTGCCGCGTGCTTTACCGCGATAAACAGGTAAAGGGTGTATCTGTGATCAGTGCTTTGTTTTTCACGCTCTGGGGCTTCTGGAATCTGTATTTCTACCCCGCAGTAGGCCAGCCTTTCAGTTTCTGGGCTGGCGCTGCTGTCGTCACAGCCAATGCCATCTATGTCGGCATGCTCTGCCACTACGATTACCGGCAATGCCATGCACTTGATGAGCATGCTGTATTCATCGGCGAAGACATGGGAGGTACCGCATCATGATCAATAATATCGACTATGAAGAGTTCCTGCGCCGCAAGGTAAAACTCGCCAGCAATTCCGGGTTTGAAGTCTCCATGGATGAAATCAACCCAACGCTCAAGCCACACACCAGAGACATTGTGCAGTGGGCTATCAAGGGTGGTAACCGCGCCATATTTGCCAGTTTCGGCCTGCACAAAACCGCCACGCAACTGGAAATCCTCCGGCTGATAGGCAAACATCAACCAGGCCTGCGGTTGCAAGTACTCCCACTGGGTGTACGTCAGGAATTCTTCAGAGAGGTTCAAGAAAGATTCCAGGGTGACTATGCGGTCGATCTACGATTCGTTCGTACTGATGCCGAGATGGATGATGAGCGTGTCATTTACCTCACGAACTATGAGAGCGTCCGCGAAGGTAAGGTCACACCAAGCAACTGCATTGCTACCAGTCTGGATGAAGCCAGTATCCTGCGCAGCTATGGCAGCAAGACATATCAGGAGTTCTTGCCCGCTTTTACGGATGTCCGCTATAAATTCGTAGCCACTGCTACGCCAGATCCTAACCGCTATAAAGAGCTGATCCACTACGCCGGATATCTCGGCGTGATGGACACCGGGCAGGCACTCACCAGATTCTTTCAGCGCGATGCAGAAAAGGCCGGTAACCTCACACTCTACCCGCACAAGGAAGCCGAATTTTGGATGTGGATTGCCAGTTGGGCCATATTCATCACAAAGCCTAGCGATCTTGGCCATAGTGATGATGGGTATGTATTGCCGCCGCTGGATGTCCACTGGCATGAAATACCCAGCGATTACGCAAGCTCTGGGTATGACAAGCAAGGTCAAGGGTTGTTGATTCCGGATGTAGCCATGAGCCTGCCTGCTGCCGCGCGTGAAAAACGCGAGAGCATGGATGCCAGAATGGCAAAAGCCAAATCTCTGGTAGATGAATCTCCGGATGATCACTTCATCATCTGGCATGACCTTGAAGATGAACGCCATGCCATTCAAAAAACAATACCTGAAGCTGTCAGTGTGTGGGGTACACAAGACCTTGAAGAGCGCGAAAAACGCATCATTGGGTTCGGCGATGGCGATTACCGCATCCTTTCCACCAAGCCGATCATCGCAGGCAGTGGTTGTAACTTTCAGCGTCATTGCCACCGCGAGATATTCTCTGGCGTAGGCCACAAGTTCAACGACTTCATCCAAGCCATCCACCGCATCTATCGCTTTGGTGCCAGCACGAATACACCCTGCCGGATTGATATCATCTACACTGAAGCAGAGCGTGAGATCGTTGCCAACTTGCAGGCTAAATGGAGCCGGCACGACCAGCAGCAGGAACGCATGGCTGCTATCGTACGTGAGTATGGCCTCGATAAGCTGGCGATGCATGATGTGCTTGCCAGAACAATCGGTGTGAAACGCCAGGTGGTCTATGGTGAACTATTCCAGGTAGCGCATAACGACTGCGTGCTCGAAGCCCGTGAACAGCCTGACAACTCCGTTGGCCTGATACTCACATCCATACCGTTTGCCAACCACTACGAATACAGCGCCAGCTATAACGATTTTGGCCATACTGATGATAACGATCACTTCTGGTCGCAGATGGATTACCTCACGCCGGAACTTTACCGGATCCTGAAACCTGGCCGCATCATTGCCATCCACGTCAAAGACCGCGTCATGTTTCAGGCAGTAACCGGGCTGGGTGCGCCCACAATGGATTACTTCCATGAAGAAGCTAGCCAGCATCTCCGCAAGCATGGCTTCGTCAAGATGGCCATCATCACCGTCACCACCGATGTTGTGCGTGAAAACAACCAGACCTACCGCCTTGGCTACTCTGAAATGCTCAAGGACGGCACAAAAATGGGCGCGGGTTGCTCGGAATACATCCTGATATTCCGCAAGCCACAAACTGACCTTTCGCGCGGCTATGCCGATGAACCTGTGAAAAAAGATCAATTGGATTACAGTCTAGCCCGTTGGCAGGTAGATGCTCACGACCACTGGCGCTCAAGTGGTGATCGCCTCATGTCGGTGGATGAAATGGCCTCACTGGGGCCAGCAAAACTTTCAAGGTTCTATACCGAGCAAAGCCTCAAGCAGGTGTACGACTACCGCCGTCATATTGAGATCGGCGAAGCGCTGGCAGAACGTGATGCCCTGCCAAAAGATTTTGCATGCCTGCAACCTGGCAGCCTAGACCCCAATGTGTGGACAGATGTTATCCGCATGCGCACCCTAAATGGAGAACAGGTAGCCCGTGCTGTTGAGAAACACATCTGCCCACTTCAATACGACATCGTTGACCGCGTCATTGATCGCTGGAGCAACAAAGGCGATGTCGTGTATGACCCATTCTGCGGCCTCGGCACCACTCCCGTCAGAGCCATCAAAAAAGGCCGCAAAGGTGCTGGCAGCGAACTCAATGCCGGTTATTTCGCGGATTCAATCTATTACCTGAAAGCCGAAGAGAACAAGGCGCAAATGCCCTCCCTTTTCGATTTTATTGACGATATCAAGGAGGTAGCGTAATGAATACCCCTCTTAATAACTTCACATTTCAGCAAAACCTCTTTATCCACAACGAACTGATTGTCGATCTGTTCGCTGGCGGCGGCGGTGCATCCGAAGGAATCCGTATGGCATCCGGTCGCAATCCGGATATCGCCATCAATCACAACAATGATGCATTGAGCATGCACGAAGCCAATCATCCGGATACAAAGCATTTCATCGCTGATGTTTTCGAGGTAGACCCAAGGGAAGCAACGCAAGGAATACCAGTAGGGCATTTACACCTTTCACCGGACTGCACACATCACAGCCAGGCTCGCGGCGGCCAGCCACGAAATGAGAAAGTACGGGCCTTGTCATGGGTGGATGCCATGTGGGCCGGCAAAGTCAGGCCCAGAGTGATCACGCTTGAGAACGTCCACCAGGTGGAGCACTGGGGGCCATTGATCGCCAAACGCGATAAGGTAACCGGGCGCGTCATGAAGCTGGATGGAACGGTTGCGGCAATTGGTGAGCGGGTACCTCGCGAGTTTCAGCACCTGGTGCCAGACCCTAAACGCAAAGGCAGGACATGGAAGGCCTTTATCGGCGCACTCAAGTCCATGGGCTACGCATTAGAAACAAAACGATTGAAGGCCTGCGATTTCGGCGCAGGAACCAAGCGTGAACGGCTATTCATGGTTGCCCGGTGCGATGGCGTGCCTATTAAATTCCCTGAGCCTACGCACTTCAAAAACCCCAAGCGCGGGCAGCTTAAATGGAGCGCGGCGCACGAACACATCGACTTCACTATTGAGTCAGAATCAATTTTTGATCGAAAGAACCCGCTTAAAGATACCACCCTTCGCAGAGTGGCAAAGGGCATTGATCGTTATGTGCTCAAGAACCCGACACCTTTTATTGTTCCGGTAACACACAGTAGCAGTAGCAATGTGCAGAGTATTCTTGACCCACTCAACACAATCACCACAGCCAAAGGCGGTGAATTTGCATTGGCAACGCCGGTGATTATTCAATCTGGTCATGGTGAACAAGCACCAAGCGGCGCAAAGCGCTGGGGAAGTGGAAGCAATAGCATTGATGATCCATTGGGAACTATCACTGGTAGCGGCGATCACGCACTTGCTACAGCATCAATGGTGCAAATGGGGTACGGAGAGGCCAACGGGCAAGAACCAAGAACGCTGGATATTGAGCAGCCGATAGGCACCGTCACCGCCGGGGGCAATAAATTCGGACTGGTCACCACGTTCCTTGCTCAATTCAACAATCAAGGCAATGGTGAGCCTAATGTTGGACATCCTGTAACAGAGCCAGTTAGTGCAATTATGGCTAACAGGGTAAATCAAGGGCTGGTTACTGCCACATTGGTAACAAACACGTATGGGCATGCCCCAACCGACCTGAATGAGCCTGTCCCAACCCTAACAACAGGTAGTCAACAAATGCTAGCTTCGGCGCACCTCTGCACCCTACGCAACAATCAGGATGCAGAGTCAGTGAACGAACCAATATCAACCATCTGCACAAGCGGCGCTCATCATGCGGTAGTTGAATGCACCCTATCACCTGAAAATGAAGAGAAGGCATTGCGTGTTGCTGCGTTCATGATCAGCTACTACGGCACAGACAACGTATCAGACTTGCACGAACCGATGGCGACCATTACAACCAAAGACCGCCTAGCACTGGTCACCGTGTATCTGCAAGGAACGCCATACGTCATAGTCGATATAAAGTTGCGCATGCTCAAGCCAAAAGAGTTATTTTCCGCGCAAGGATTCGGTAAACACTACATCATTGACCGTGGGCATGACGGCCGGAGATTCAGCCAGCAAAAGCAAGTACGCATGTGTGGAAACAGCGTTTCACCATACCCAATGGCAGCATTGTATCGAGCTTGCCACGAAGGTACTGACATGAGGTTGGCAGCATGACCTACCTCACCGAGTGCAAATTCAATGGCAAAAACTGGGTATCGGCAGGCTGCATACCTGCCGAACCAAACATGCCCACCTACCCGCGTCTTATCCATACACCCGGCACAAAAAAGATGTTCGTTCTCACCAACGAACCTTATAACAAAGGCTCGTTCATCAACCCCCGCTGGGTTATTGAACAATACCAGTCCTTTGTCCGTGCCTACCAAAACTGGAGCTTATCAAAATGAACATTCAACCAAATCGCGCCATGCGCCGTGCCGCTGCACGCGCAAAACCAGTAGAAACAGAACGCGTGGAGCTTCTCCCCCGTTACCTCGACAAATTCACCGTGTTCAGTGATATCGAACGCATATTTGAAAAGCTCCTGCATGGAGAAATCGAGACAAAGCAAGGCAAGCCTATATTCACCAGCGCAAAAGGGGAAATCTGCTACGTGGTACCTGCATTGGAAGGGTGGATCGGATTCTGGCACCGTGTCGCCCAAAAAATGGGCCTGGACGATAAACACTACGCAGCGATGGACTTAGTCCGCAAACGCCTCAATAGCGCCACCCCGCTGCAACCAGAACAGGTGCTGGCTGGAATAGATTGCATCGCCAGGCAACGTGCCCTCTATGACAAGATAGACCGTGACCAACTAGGCAGCATCGCCAGAACTCACCAGATCGCTTTATATATGGAGAAAGTGCAATGAACCTAGCCATCCCCAGCATTCCATTCTATTTCCGGGATCCTGACGATGATGAAATCCATGGCACACCATGGATGCCAAGCAATCATACTGAAGGTGAGATGTTCCATAGCCGCTGGTGCGCCAACTGCGAGCGCGACAAGGTAATGACAAATCGCGTGGACATGGATGATGCCAGACCCGAAGACCGTTGCCAAATACTAGGTGAATCGTTCGGAGGTGAACCCAAAGAATGGCAACTCGACAAACACAGCCAGCCATGCTGCACCGCCTTCGTAGAACTTGGCAACCGCATCCCATGCGATAAAACCATTGATATGTTCGACCCTAAGGAAAATACAAAATGACTAAATCAGAACGTAAAGCACTTTTGACTAGAGTGTACACGCTACTTCATACAGGAATATCAAAAGATAGCCAACAGCATTTTGTTGACGCCTATAAAGATGTTTTAACACTGATGGCTGGAGACGGACTATTTGTGTTGAGTGATAGTTCACCCACATTTCCTGACCAATCCAAACACATTGCGGAGCTAACCAAGCCACGGCTAGCAAAGATAGAGCTGATTAAGCAAGGAGGCGAGCATGTTGGGCAAGTCTCCAGCATTGGTAAGGATGGCGAATTCTATACAATCAGTGTAATCACGACTGAAACATGCTTAGCAACGATGCTAGGAATGGTGCATGAACATGATTATGTCTATCTTGCACCCCAGCCCGACCAATCCCAACGCATTGCGGAGTTAGAAGGGTTATTAAAGGCCGCAAGAGATTTTCTTGCGGGAGAAGGCGTTTATCCGAAGACCGTTGAACAGATTGATGCCGCCCTATCGCAAAGGAGTGGGAAGTGATATCTATTGTCCCCATCACCTTTCAGGAGGCGAACGCTTTTGTCGCCAAACATCATAGACACCACAAGCCTGTGACTGGAATGAAATTTTGTCTGGCTATTAGTGATGGTGAAAACATTCGCGGTGTTGCTTTGATCGGTCGTCCAGTTGCTAGACACTTAGACAATGGCTGGACGCTTGAAGTAAATCGCTGTTGCACAGATGGCGTTAAGAACGGTTGCTCGATGTTGTACGGTGCCGCTTGGAGAATAACAAAGCAGATGGGTTATTTGCGCCTTATTACATACACACTACCAAGCGAAGGTGGGACAAGTTTAGTTGCCAGTGGATGGAAATTGATTGGAGAGGCAGGCGGTAGCCCCTGGAATAGTAAAAAGAGACCGCGCGTAGACATTATGCCAAATCAAACAAAACTACTGTGGGAAGTTAAGCAACCCACCAACCAACAGCAGGAGGGGTGAGGGATGAAATGGGTACAAATCAATAAATACTGCATGCAGTTTGGTGAATCAGAGTGGTTTATATCAAAAACCTTCAATGTTCCCTATCCATATCAGCTATACCGCCAGGACAAACTTATAGGCTCATTCGCTACGCTGCAAGAGGCGATGGATCACCACATTGAAATACACCATAGAACGGAATCGGGCAGTATTTAATAATGTGCGAAGCTATGCAAACTGATCAATTGTTGACGGCAAAACAGGTCGCGGATATTCTCAACGTATCCCACCGGACTGTTTACACCCTGCCTGTACAATGCTATTACATTGGCACAGCTCGCCGCTGGTCACACAAAGACATTATGGAATATTTAAATTCATGCCGATCCGCAAAACCAAAGGGCGATACCGTTTTGAATTTGACCGCATCATTAACGGCCAGCGGGTTCGAGCGTCTAAATTACTTCCAAAAGGCTGGGATCGAAAGCAAGCGGATGCGTATGAAACAAAAGAAACAGCCCATCTCTTCTCACTTGCGCTTGGTCAAGCCAAACAAGAATATTTAATCCAGCAAGCGGTAGCTATATATATTAAAGAGCGATGTCCTACCCTTAAATCGGGAAAGGCTGTGCATCTTCAGCTCGAACTGATATTGCCGCTTTATGAAGGCAAATATATATCTCAATTACCACAGGTCGCCGCTGAAATTCGTAATCTTCAAATCAGCGAATACACTGGCCTACCGCTATCAGAACGCACAAAGCAAAGCCATATTGCCATATTGCGGGCAGCTTGCAGATACGCATGGAAGCATCACGGCATGGGCGATCACGACCCAGCAGAGCGAGTTGTTATGCCGAAAGTTGACAATGCCAGGCACAATTACGCATCTCGAAAAGAAATGCTGACCATAGCCAAGCATTGCAGAAGATCCTCACGGCCATATATCAGAATCGCATTTTATAGCGGCATGCGCCTGGGTGAAATTTTAAAAGCAGAAGTTGCAGGCGAACATTTTAGCCTTGGCAAAACAAAAAATGGCGACCCGCGACTGATACCGGTCCACCCAAAAATAGCTAGCGCCCTCAAATTCATTCCGCCCAAAGTTGCAAAAACGACAATTCAAGATCACTTCAGGGAGGCTCGACAAAAAGCCAAACTGGAAAAATACACATTTCACGATCTGCGGCATTCAGCTGCTAGTGAGATGATCAACAATAATGTTGATCTGTATGTTGTCGGTGCCGTTCTGGGTCACAAGGATCCACGCAGCACAAAGCGATACGCCCATTTAAACATTAACAGCTTGCAGGCTGCTGTTCGTAAAATCGGCTCGAAGTAG